CCATGATGGTATCAGTTGGAAAATTTTGTATCTTAGCAAAAGTAACTGCATCATTTTGAATTTCAGCAGTAGCAACACCAAGATCTTTAATTCTAACCATATCACCTGTAAAGGCAAAGTTAAGACTACTAAACTTAGTAACACCGGCATTATCATGGGTTGCTTGTTCAGCTGTAATTGTAATTGAGTTATTAGCATTAGTAATATCAATACCAGTTCCAGCAGTAAGAGTTGCCGCGGCAGGGCCACTCGTACCACCAATAAGCAGTTGACCATTTGTTGCCATTGTTACAGCAGATAATTTATCAGTACCACTGTCCTGAGAAATAATAACAGCCTTATTTGCAAATGCTGTATTACCAGTACCGCCCTTAGCAACTGCAAGAGTAGCTGATAGTGTTGTTGCAGTATCAGCATTACCAGTTAAAGTACCAGTAAATACGTCAGACTTAACATTTGAACTACCACCAGGAGATGGAGTTAGATCCATCATTGTAGAACCATTAGCCTTAGCATATATTTCTATCAATGAATATTCATTACCACTATTAATTGAAGTACCAGTTGGATCAAAACGGAATCTAAATTTATCAGCAAGTGATGGACTATCACTATAATCATCTGATATTCTAAAGTCTAATGCTGATCTGTTTACGGCATCATTAATAGTAGAAACAAATCTTATTGCTGCACTATCGTTATCATTTAGGCCTCCATCAAAGGCAATTTCGGCACATTCTAATTTAGAATTATCAACAAAAACCTGATTATTTGCGATGGCACCTATAGATCTAGTAGTTCCCGGTAATGAAGCACCAGTACCAGTAGTTCTAAATCTTAGTGCATTATTATAATATAGATCAACTGAATTGTCATTAGTAGCTCTAATCATTAACTCACCAGCAGCAGATTTGCGAACTTCAAAGAGCGGAGTTTCGATTTCTAGCTTATCATTTGAAGTAATATGACCACCAGCTCCGTCATGAATCATTTTGAGGTAATCACTACCACCACCAAATGCATAGAAACCTTTACCTGAAGCAGTTGTTTTAACATCCTTATTACAATCAATCTGACCTTCGAAGTCATTAGTGCCAGTACCGTTTTGATCGATAATACCACTTAGCTTAATATTACCGCCAACATCTAATCTTTCGGTTGGTGGATTTACATTAACACCAAGACTACCTCCGTCAGTAAGTACCATGGCACTTGAATTGGTTCCAGTGCCAAAATTAATATGGCCTCCTGATCCGTTAAGGGTTCTGATATAAAAATTACCAGCCGAGCAAACTATTTCATTATTATCTAAACCAATACCATCAGCTGCAGTACCAACCAGCAACTTAGCATTTGCCATTGTTGCGCCGCCTATCGTACTAGCAGTCAGGTTTGTAACGTGTAGTCCGTCACATTCTGGAGAATCAGTACCAACTCCTAATTTACCGGTAGTTGATAATTGACCTGTTACTTTAGCACCACCTGCTAATGTTTCAAACTTCTTGGTCGACCCGCCCATAATTGTACTGCCATGATATAATTCTACCGCACCAGGACCATTATAAGAAGCAGCTTTTCTAAATCTGATCCACGGCCGTGCATTTGATCTAAATGGATCTGATGAATTTCGTGCAGCACTACCAATTTCAAAGCCGTAGTTTTCATTCCAGTTTGCAGCAAGATAAGCCATACGAGTGCTATCAATACCAAACTCAATTCTCTTATGAGCTTTTTCCCAAGTCTGAGTATTAGTGCTATGGCCAAGCCTAGACCTTTCATCAATTATCTGTAAGTACGATTCGTTATTATTGCGAGTTGTGAATGTAGCTTGAGTAGTACTAGAACCTACTGAAGCACCTAGTTGAGCGCTTTGTGCAAATATTGCACCACCTTTATCATTAAAATTAGTATTAGATAATATAACTTTATTAATAAGAGTAGAAGTACCAGTTGCTTTTTGTATTTTAATTTCTGAAGCTGCATCACGTATAACAACAAAACTAGCAGCTTTAGCTGTACCATCAACATGAAGAGTTGTGTCTGGATTAAGCGTACCAATACCAACCGCTCCTCTACCAGTGATAATCATTTTCTCACCATACACACCGTTAGATGTGGCACCAAAGATTAGATTAGAAGTAGCTTCATTGTTATCACCGTAATCAGTATCATTAACCGTTGCTTGAGAAATCCGAACAAAATTTGTTTTATTATTTGTATCCTGACCTTTAATATCAATAGAGATTTTACCAGGAGTAGCAGCATAATCAGATCCATGTGCTTCAAATGTAGCTAATACATTAGTAGTTTGCAAATTACAGTTTCTCTTAAGAACATGCAATAAAGAAGCCGGAGCTAAATTATAATTCGAATCAGCGCCACCTGATGGGTCTTGAGCCGACGGGAATGGAGCATTTCTAATTACTAAATTACCAGTTACATCAGCAGAATCTGCTTCTAAGTTACCGCTAATGTTAATACCGCCTGATTTCGTTTGTAAAACATCCTGAGATGCTTGTGCATCAGCAGTATTATGGTATAATCTAGTAGCACCGTTACCTTGACCAAGGAAATAAGCTTTACGAACACCATGAGATATACCGCCAAGCTGAGCAAAGTGTGTATTACCGCTTGTTCCGTAGAACTCAAGGAAACTCATTCGAGTACCATTTATCTTATGTTGTAATTGTTTTGATGCACTTCCAATAGATTCACTACCATCAGTTTGACTAATAATTCGTTCATCTCTAATTTCAAGTACTGACAAATCGCCTGATGTATTAACTCTGCCTTTAAACTCTGTACCAATACTTGTGGATCCGCTTGTATGACCTAAAGTGCTACCCGCCTGAGTAACATCATTTCGCGACTGTGTAAGCAAACCAATTATATTTGTTGATTTTAAATTAGATGCGCCATTAACTGTCATGCCATTATTGGTAATATAAAGGCCACGTGTACGAATTTCGTCTTTATTAATCTCTAATCCTAATCGATCAGTTATTTCGTCTGCATCATCATGATTACCGTTTAAGAAGAATCTGTACTTACCGAATACATTTTTACCTTCACTATGTGTATCTTCAATATAATTAAATGTAGCGATAGTATCAGTAATACCTATTTTCATTACCTGACTTGCACTAACGCCGACACGACTTATTTCTAATGGTAATGTATTAGTCTCAGTATTAACTTTAAGTTGATTACTTACACCAGTAGTAATCTGAACTTTACCAGCACTAAGACCACCAAGAGTAACTAAGTTAGTACTTGCATTATAAGTTAGGCCATTATCAGTTCTAAGTTTGCCTTTGCGGCCGGCGGCAGAATTAGCATTAGTGCCATGAAACAACATTCTGTATTCTACGTTATCGTCAGCTTCAGTCGAATTGTATACTTGATTAGCTGACATTGTATCGCCTTGAGCAACGATTGCACCTGACTGAGTATTAGTACTAATAGACGCTGTGTCCGAACCTCTATATAATACGAACTGACTATTTGATTCGCTCCATGCAATCTTAGCCTCTGGTTCTTGTTCATTTAATCTAATATTACTTCCTGCAGCAAGAGCAGCAGCACCCGTTGTTGCTGCTGTAATAATATCGTTATTTGCAAGATCATCAGTCAGGCCGCCACCTATCGCTTTTAGAGCAGTTTGTTCTGCCCCGGTAATTGCTTGGCCAGTATTTAGTTGTTTAACTCGATATCTTTTACCTTTCGTTAATGCACCTACAATTGCAATTACATCAGTACTTGTTTTAAATCCACGGTGAGCAACAAAAGCAGCCGCAGGAAGATATGCTTGATTAGTACCAGCTGCAATATCAACATTTGGATTAGTTGTTAATGCATTTAATATAATAGATTTTGATGAAACTGTAGCAGAAGTAGTAGAGAATCCAAATGATCCACCACCACTTTGAGTAATAGAACCTGTTACAGCTAAAGCACCAGCAATTGTGGTATCACCTGTTGCGCCATCAACCGTAAATTTGTCTGTATTAATGATAAAGTCATTGCCAACATTTAAGTTATTTGTAATGCTAACATCACTATCTAATCCAATTGTAACAGTTCTTGTACCACTAACATCAGTTACAGCAGTTGTAGTTCCGTTTGTAGTACCAACAAATTTAAGATTATTACCTGATGCAACGGTCTGAGTACCAGTCTCACCTAGAACATTAAATGTTCCGAGGAAGTCGGCCATATCGACTTCAGCAATACCTGCAATTCGACCTTGACGATCAACATGAATTTGAGGAATCTTAGCAGTTGTACCCCATGCAGTCAAACCGGCTGTTGCATCCGACCCTACAGGACCAGTGCCACCACCTGTCATATCAGTAGTTGTATCGTTTAATGAAACATCAAAGTTATGATTTGTAGCATCCCATGTAACTGTTACATTAGACATGCTATTAGCAACATTAGTTGTACCAATACCAAATAGACGGTATGCATTTTGGAAATCAACGTTAGGTTTATTATAATCAGCTGGACTTGTTGCTGATGTTAGACCTTTTACGTGCCATGCAATATCGCTAGTATTATGAGCTGATGCTGGATTATTAGTATTAACAGAAGATTCTATCCACTGTATAATTGCATCTTCACCTGTTTCAATAGTAGCACCAGTAATCCCACTACGATCAACTTGTAAACCTGCTCCAGTGTTTGCTGAAGGTTGTAGGTTTATAAATGCACTTGAAACATTAAATACGCCAGCAGCGTCTGATGACATTTTTAAGGTACCGGCCGAAACATCAAGAACCGTATTTGCACCAAACGTTAACGTAGTTGTATTTGTTGCACCATCTCCAGGTGAATTAAAGTCAATATCACCGATTAGTGTTTGAGCACTAGCTGATACTCTATTTAATTTACCTGTTGGTTGTTGACCACTAGTATTTTTAACTGTAACGGTTGCAGCGCCTGTTCCATCAACTAATTCTCTTATCGATGTCACAATAGTACTTGATGTAGTACCTAGGTTACCTGCAGTTACATCACCTAGCTCATCAGTAATTTCTTTAATTGCTGGTACTAACGTAGCTTCAGTAGTACCCATGTTTGCTGAATTAACTTCTTGACCAATGCGCGCATCAATCGCGTTAATTGCATTTACAACAGTAGAAACATCAAATCGTAAGGTATCACCACTATTGATTGTTGAAACAACATCTGTATCTACAACAATACTATCGGCATTAACAGTTGTTACTTTAGTTCCAGCTGCAATACTATCTGTACGACCAGTTTCTATATTTAGAACCGACATACCTGGTACGATACCAGTTGTATCACCCATTGGAATTGTTGTTTCTAAAGCAACAACTTCGCTAGAAGTATCTTTTTGGACTCGAGTATTGATTGCTCCTAGGTTAGCAGCAGTAGCAACAGGATTACCAATTAATCCTTGAATCTCAGTAATTGCGGGAACTATGGTAGTTTGAGTGTAACCAACAGCATTATTTAGATCAAGAACTTCACCAATTTCGGCATGTAATTCGTTAACAGCAGCTGTTAAATGAGTTGCAGTTGTAGTTAAATTTGCACCACTATCACCAACATCACCAATATCAATTCTTAATTGTCTAATTGCTTGTGTGAGAGTTTCATTACTACCACTATTAATTGCGTTACCAATATCAGCATTACCGATTGCAGCAGTAATACCATTAATTGCCAATTGGAAATCTGTACTAGCATATACATCAGATCCTGTAGTTGTATATAAGTCTGCATGGAATGGCGATGCAGTTAGTAGACTTTGTTGACCAAGATCAGTTTGAAGTTCGGCAATAGCATTAACGACCGTTGTAGCTGAAAAATCAGTTTCGTCATTTACATTTAAAGTAGCAATTGTATCTGTAAGATCACCAGTACCAACAAGAGCTGTTTTTAATTCAACTAATGAATCAGTAACTCTCGCGTTATTAAAATCATTATCTGAATTATTGAGTGAAGTAACATCACCCATTAAATCTTGGATTTCTAGAATAGCATCAATAATATTTGTTTTACTATAACCAGCCAAATTAGCTAGGTCAGTAATTGCATTTTGAATTGTGGCATTAGTTGCTGTGTCTGTACGAGCATTTGTAACTGCTGCTAAGTTTGCAGTGTTACCAACAAGCGCTTGTCTTAATTCTGTCAATGCTGATACTACTGTTGCTTCAGAAGCTGTTTCAGCTACGGCATTTCTAAATCCACCAACACCATCAGTCTCTTGACCACTAGTATCGTTATATGCAGTAGGTGAAGAATTTAATGTATCTGGTTCTCCAAGCTCAACATGCATTTTATCGACAGCTGAAGTAATTGTATTTGAAGACCCTATCGCATCAAGGCTGGTATTACCGACAAATGATGTTAAAGTATTAACCGCAGTTATAATACCATTATTGACGGTATAAGTAATGTCAGATGGTAGATTATCTGTAATAGTGTAATTATTTACTGTTCCACGGATATTTGTTTCTAATTCATTAATAGCTGATGCAATATCGCCATTAGAAGTTGTTAATAGTGCAGCAGTACCAATTTCGTCTTTAATATGATTAATTTGTGCAACAATATTGTTTGTTGCAGCAGCAGTACCAATAAGATTAGCTGTACTAATACCAACTCTATCACCAACAATAGTTTGTAATTCAACAATACCATCAGTATTTGTAGTTGCAGCAAAGTTTGCTGCAGGTGCTACATTAGCAGACAACGCGGCCTGAGCATCATCGATATCACCAGGACATACAAGAGTTCTTAATTCAATAAGAGCTGTTGTGAGAACTTCGGTATCAAATCCACCAGCAGTTGCTGAACCAGTAGCATCTAGAGTTGTAACATCACCGACTTCGTCATGAAGCTGTGCAATAGTGGTAGTAACATTTTCACCAGTAGTAATATCAGAAATATCTGTACTACCAATAAAGTTTTTAATTGTTGTAATTGCATCAGTCAAAGTAGAAGATGCGTTGGCTGTAGCACCTAAATTTGCATCTGATAAATCAGTATTACCAATAAAATCAACTACGCTTTTAGCTAAACCACTAATAGTATTTACATTTGCTGGAACCAAATGTGTATTATTAGTAATAATTGGCATTTCAGCATTACCAATCATATCTTGTAATGTATTCAATGTTGTAACAAGATCGGTAGTATCAAATGCTTTTCTGTCTCCAGTAGCACCAAATCCTGCTTGAACAGTATTAGTTGCAAGATCTTCAATCTTACCAATGTCATCTTGTACTTCTACGATTGCATCAACCGCACTAGCAAATTCAATTTCAAATGTATCACCAGTAACTGCAGGAGTATTTAGTCGAATAATAGATGAGAATGTATTGTCTATTACACAATCAGTATGAGCTGCAGTAAATTTACTTGCCTCAACCGTAGCAGCTCCAGTTGTAGTACCTCTTAATCTTCGTGCTGGATTAAAAGTACCAATTACATCATACAGTATAAATCCACCATTAGTTCCTAGACCATATTTTGATGATGTTACACCAGTCAATATAACAGCACTAAATGATGCAATGTTCGATGCTGACTCTACATTACCATCGGTAGTTTGATAAATTCTTTCACCTTCTGTGAATGATGCCGGAATTATAGCACTTGCGCTAAATGGCAAAGCAAAGGTTGCACGAGGTAAATGGAAACCATTTGCTGTATTAACATTCTGTTCTAATTTTGTTGTAGTACCACTATTTGTTTTATATACTCGAACGTAACCAAAATCAAGTGAACCAACAACTTGTCTAACTAATCGAGCTGCAAGAATTTGTTGTGTTGCATAATTATCAGCCGAACCTAGATTTAATCCTGGATTAAATGTACCAACTGCATTTGTAATAAGAAGTTTTGCAATATTATTTCCGCTTGAATCTCTTACAACACCTACAATATCGGCGGCAAACTCACGAGCATTACTAGAGCTGTTGCCAGTAAACTGATGTACAGAATTTCCTGCTGTAAAATCTGTAGGAGCACCTGCATCGACTTGGTTATCTATAATAATATAACCTGCAGTCATATCGAGCTTTTTATCAGTAGCTAAATCAATTCTCATACCAACATCATTAGAACCATTAGATTGATCTCGAATAAATTCTTCATCAAGATCAATAATTTCACTTGCACCAATAGACACACTTAAGGCAACATTTTCTAGAATAATTGAAGTCTCTGTTACTGTGGTATTAGTAGCATTAGCATTTCGACCACCAACGGTGAAACCAACTTGAACTTCAACATTATTACCTTCTTCAATATCTAGTGATATATCCCAATCATTTGCTGAAGTTATTACAGCTACTGCTTCAGAAAGAAGAGCATAATCATTAGTTATATCTAGTGTTCGAATATATGCTTCTACAGTATATCTTGAATGTAAATCACTAGATTGAATATCACCAGTAAATTGTAAGGTTTTACCTCTCCACGCAGTATTTTTTTGGAAAGTATTAAACTCGATATATGCTCCGCCATCACTGCCGCTTTGAGCATAATTAGTACCACCTTGTGAAACTCGTAGATTGTTATCAGCGTAAACACTAGTGTTAGGAGCTAAGGTAATGTCACCATCTACTGCAACACTAAATTTCTGATCATCAATATTAGTACCACCGACACCAAGACCAGAAGCTATATTACCAAATCCACCTAAAGAGGCACCTTTGCCCGTTGAACCATCTAATGCGAAAAAATCGTTCCAACCTTGCCATGGAGCAGAAGCACCAACATCTGCAGAGGTTGCAGTAGATACACCAGTCGATACATTGACTATTTTAGCTTGGTCAGTAAGACGAGTTTCCTTATCTAGAGAATCTGCATTTTTATTACTATCACTTTCAATCGGACCTAGATCAAATGATACTTGGTTAGAGGACTGTCTCCATTCTTCAAACGTTGAAGTCTTTGGTATTCTTGTTTCTTTATTTTGCGCCATTATTTACTCACTAGTTGTTTTAATAAGTTTTTAATTTCTTCAACGTCTGATTCGAGTTTATCAATCTTTTCAGTCTGTTGAGCATGCTTTTTGGTTTCTTCTATCTGTCTTAATCTTGCTTTATATGCAGTTTCATTTATATTTATAATCGCGCCAGAGCCGTTATCACGAACTAGTGATGGATTATCTTGTACTTTTTCATATCTCTCTTTCATTATATTAAGTTGCCGCAATCGCTCTAAAGTTTCTTACCATAGGAACATTAGATGAATCTTTACCAGTTAATACTATTTTTAATGCAAAAACACTAAATCCACGCCAACCTGGACCTGCTCCTGGATTAATAATCCATTCAACATTATCAAAGCCTGAACCTTCTGAAATTGGATCAGTTGATGCAGCATAAGTCCATGGAAGTAGATTAAAGTTATCATCTAAATTACTAGATGTTTTATAATATAAATGAACATTTGAATCTTTGCCTTTTGATATATTAGCAAGAACTCTTAATTCATTAGCGTTATCTTCCAATGTTACATTTCTAGTTATGTAATTATTTATATTACTTACACCGATGGGTGATGTATCAGGAGTATAATATCTACCAGCTCCGGACTTATTATTATAAAATGCATTTTGAGTAGAACTTGAAGGATTCAATATATCTCCAGGAGATTGTGTCACATCTTGAACAGATTCATAATAGAAGTTTAATGAACCGTCTGGCGCATATTGATTATAAGATCCTGGATCGCTTATTCTGTTTTGTGTTAAAAACAACGAGTTTCTTCTTCCATCAATCACCGGTGATAGGAAATTAGATTCATTAGTAAAGTTAATTGTAGCAGAGAATGACTTGTTTAAGAAAGTCGACTGTATTATACTTGCCTTTTGAACCTCATTCTTTTCTGATGCAATTAGACATGGGAACTCAGTATCAAAAGATTGATTTAACGTAAGAACTTCAGAGATTACTGGAGCATAATCCATTTGCTGACCATGACTCGCTGCTCTATCACCGTCCATCGATCTACCGGTAATAGTTTTAAACTTAGCAGATAAATTAGTTCCAGATGGTTGGAAGTTTTCATTATAAAGATAAAAACTATTAAATTGAGCATTACCATTAGCAAATATATTAGTACCACCACCTCGAATACCTACAGTTGTTGCAGCACCAGGCACAGTTATACAATATGAATCGTGTTCAATATCATGTACCGTAAATCCTGCACTACGATTTAAGTTTGCTGCAGTAAGGCCATTTTCGCTAACACAGCCACTTAGAACAACTACGCTATTTTTACTAGGTGAAGCACTATGAGCAGCTCCTTTTTGATTACCAGTATACATACCATGATTAGGATGTCTAACTCTAATTACAGTATTAGAGTTATCTTCTGAAATATAATGGAATGGGTTACTACTTAACTTATCTGCTTCTAGTTTATCATTTACAAAATTAATTTTATAATTGTCATTACTTGAACTACTATTTACATCGAAATTTGCACGATATAAATTAAACTTTAAATCTCTTAATTGATGAGGAGACCATGTAGAAGCATTTTGTGATGTAAAGAACACACCATTATATGGTTGCTTACCAATCATTGCTGGTTGAGATGAGTTTCCAGTTATATCGTATTTACCAGTTTCTGAGAAATATACTTTCCAAAGCTCAGATGATGCAATTAATACGACTGAATATTCAGTAGCTTCTGACAAATAAACAGGATGTTCAAATGTTATGGGACATGCAACACTTGCATCATCTGAAACATCACCTGCATAACATGTATTCTCAGCTCGAGCGATACCAGTACTACCACCAGCATTTGTAGCATGTGTACAAATGAATGAATCACCGACAGATGGTGTTGCACCGTGTTTATCACCATTAGGACCAACATGATTAGCATTCCAACCAGCATTAGACCAGTTCGCGTTACCTGTCACTCTAATTGTGTATGTATCGCCTACTACTAATGCATTAGCATTATGGCCATTAGTTTGAGAATTATAATAAACAGTTACATCAGAACCTGGGACAATTTTCTGTGTAGGTATACCATTTTCAACTAATCGTAAACTTACTCGCAATGGAATACTTGCTTTTTCTGCAGTACCTCCAGTATCATCGGCTCGAGCAACAAATAAATCTAATTTAGTTGTAAACATACCACCAGACTGATCACATATAAATGTTTGTGCTAATGGATCGATATATTGCACTCTCTGAGATACTTTAGTTACTGCATCTTCTCTAATAGTTTGTGAATCAGCTAGTTGCGTAGTTTCAATACTTGGAACACGTGTAGAATGAATTGTTTCCTCTAAGTATTGTGCTTGACCTTGTGCAAAGTAACTTGCTTCTGCATAAGAAACTTCAGTAACTGTATTATTAGTTGAGTCATCGGAAAGTCTAAATTCTTTTGTACCAACTTTAAATCTTAATCCTGATGCATTATTAGGTATTAAGAACTTACCAAATAGCTTACCACCCGCATCAGAAATAAGTGGCCCTTGAGGTGTGCTACTTGTCTTATTAAAATTCGCGTTAACATTAATTTCTTCTTGTTGTGAAAACTCAACAAAGCCATTAGGACCATAATTAGATTCTACACTCACACAATAATCGCTTACATCGACACCATCAAAGAAAGGATAGAATCTAGTATTAGGCTTTAAATGTTCAGCTCTAAAATATATATGACGTGGGCGCATAAGTGGAATAACATTTGTCTCAACTACTTTACTACCTTGAGATTCATATTCTGTATCCCAAACAATAGAGTTATTGAATCCTTCTCTTACTTGGTTATGAAAAGTTGTTTCTTCATGTATTGTTTCATTAACCTTAATTCTCATGCCTGATCCACCAGTTGCAGTAGCATCAAACCAATCATGATTAGGATTATCTTGTTCTGCTAATAAAGCATCAATATCTACTCTTTGGAAATCATATGAATGAGTGGTATTTGCCACCCAATCTCCACCGATTCCATCTACAGTATGAGCACCAGACTTCCATCCATGTGTTGCTTGTAGAGTCATGTTTCTTTCACTAACAAGATCAATATCTTTTCCAGTATATATTGTTTCCCATTCATTCCAGAATGTACCTATAGCATTTTCCTCTAGCACTGTTGCCAATAAAGCATCACTTATACCTTCTTGATCAATAATTACTTCTGGTCGATGATATGTGTCTAACCATTCATCACTATCGGGCGAAAGATGCATAGTACCGCCCCATGTAAAGATATTGTATGGATTAACTTTTATACTATCAACAGCATAGGGCTGTTCGATAAATGTAGTGTTAGTATATGGTAATGTGTATATAGAATTTTTAAGAGCAATCTTAGAACTCTTAGGTTCAGTACCAGTGCCCTGATTCATATCATTAACATATCTACGTAGAGGTACATTTCTAAAATTACAATGCGGTCTTAAAATACCTTGATATTTGTCAACAGCATTTAAATAATCTGGGTGGTTAACATTACCTTTATTGTGACCTTTAAATGAATCTACAAAAATACCATTTTTAAATAAAGGGTTACCAGAATCATCAACCATGTGTTGATTTGTTGCCGAAGCTTCTAAAAAGTTTAAAGATGTATAGTATTCTAGTTTCTTAATTCTTTTATCAAGATTTCCAATATCTTTCATTTGATATCGTTTATAGTTATGAGTCGTAACTTTATAATCTTTTTGAGGTGGTGCTCTAAACATAAATCCATTTAAGAATAATGTGAAAAGAGTCATAGCATTAGATCGATCTTCTGGAATAGTAGGATTTAATCCAGTTTCACCTTTAATAACATCGAATTTTCCTTCTTTATCTACTATGATTTTATCTACACGAGGTAAATAAAATTCCATATCAGTTGTAACTTTTTCACCTTGAGCTGGTGGCTTACCGACTACACCACCTGTACCACTAGAAAATTCTTTACCTAATACAGGAGAATTTGTTCCATTTGTTACAGCTTTAACTGGTCTAAAGTCAATACAATCTCTTAAAGGTAAACCATTAAATTGTCTAGCGTAATAAGTTTTATCATCTCCACTGTGTGAATCAATTGTAAAATAGTCGCCAGTTCCATGAGAATAATATTTAAATTTAACTCTTAAGTCTGCAATCACGGTACCAGCATTTTTTGGAATCAACTTGGCTTCGTCGTAATATGCTTCTCTTTGACCATCATCAGATGTAAATTGATCTTTTATATTATCAAAAAGAATAATAGCTTGACTATTAGCAGCTTGAATTAATGGTTTACTCAAAGTTACTACACTTACTCCGCCATCTACTTCAACACTAACTACTGTTCCATAACTTATTGGCTCTAGATTACCAGTATCAGTAGATGATTTTACGATTTGCATGCCAGGAATAATTCCCGATACAGATGCAGTTAACTTCAGCGTAGTAGAACCAATTGTATTAACCGTAGCAGCAGTTGTTGCACTTATTTTAGTTGAATTATCATATGCATAGTATATTCTAGAAACATCTGGTTTATGTAATCTAATTTCGCTATATCCGTCAAATGCATAACCAGTGAAAGGAGCAGTACCGGTTTGAGACCATTGAGGTGTTTTAGTTCTTAAAGATTTATTACCAGTTGGATCAGTTTGCGTCTTTTCAATAGTAATAATAATATTACAATCAGCGTCATCTTCAGTTGCATCTAATCCAGTAACAGTAACAGTACCACCAGATTCTGTCACGTTTGTTGTAAAAGCAAGTCCACTAGCATCTTGTGTTAAAAAGCCAGTATTGCCGTATAAAGATTCGCCTGAAGATAAGTCAAAAGTTGCACTAGTAGAGTTATTAGCGCTTTTATTAAATTTAACTTTTTTCTTCAATCTTACTCGTGGAACCTCAGCAGTTGGAGATACATGTGATCCGAGATGCTTAATTGATCTATATGGTAAACGGAATAACATCGATGTTGCACCACCAGATCTTGCATTCGTAAATAGCTTACCTGTATGAGCAGTAGGAATCGTTGCGGTAAAATCTTGGAAATCACCACCATCTCCTCCTTCGTGCTCTTGCGTAATAACCTTAACATCTGTCAATGACCCGCGAGTTATATTTACATCGAATACATGTAATCTAGCTAGTGAATTATCAGAACTACTAGGATGTTTTTCAAGAGATCTAGTTCGACATGTACCAATACCTAGTAATGTACCATCTAAGTGCAGAGCAGTAGATCCACCCCCGAGCTCTGCCGCAGGAATTGTTAGGTCCCAATTAGTAGCATAGTTATTACCGCCATCAATCATGGTAATAACACAAGAACCGTCATACATAATTTCTAAATCAAAAGTAAGACCGACACCACTACCAGAATTACTTACTGTAAGATCAACACCTGTGGTTACTGTTCCATCAGATGCAGTTTTCTTAAAGTTATTTGTAGATGCATGCGCAAGAACTTGTTCGTATCTTACTTTTTGTTGAGTTCTTCCGGAAGTAGGACCGGCCCCTGTAACATCCTTAAAGTGTGCAATCGCTGTACTAGCTGAACTTGCTGATTGCAACGTTGCAACAGTATAGTCATTAATATCTGGCATACCTCTAACAGTTGATGATTCAACAATAAAGAAATTACCATAGTTTATTTCTCTTTCAACATCACCAAATGCTAAGGTATCAGTACGTGGTTTTTCAATTTTTATGTATCGTGTTTTTAGATTTTCTATCCTATAACCATCTACATACATTGTATTCGGTTCAATACCAAATGCAAGATGATTATTACCATAAATTTTAGCCGCTTGAGTATTAGCAGCATCTCCATCAGCTATAATTCCTGCAGCAGTTCTATAGCCATTATTACCACCTTCGTTATTTAGATAGTTTCTTACATCATATTTAAAAGGTGATATTGAGTAATTACCAGACTCTTCTTTTGTTCTAGTTGCTAATCTTGCACTAAATTCAGTTGTATTATTTGGATCACCATTAGACTTATCAGATGCAATAACACCTTGATCAGTTGTTAGCAATAATACATATTGGTTAAATTCATCATTAGGGTTTGAATCCTTTGGTGTTTTAATTAACTTAGTACTAATTTGATATCTATCAGCACCAGGAGCAGATAGATTAGTAGTACCTGCAGCGTTATCATTTAATGATGAGTCTGTTACAGACGTTACAACTGATTCTGTAACACTTAAACCAATAATATATGACGGATCATTTGTGTATTTGTCTAATATTACCTCCTGATCTTTAACATAAACAAATGTACCTTTAATAAAATATGCGCCTTCTTCAATAACAGCTTGAGAACCAGATCCTACTGCTGAAGCTGCAGCTATTTCTGAATCACTATTAGTGTCGTCTACAAATGCTGTTCCAATAAAATCAGTAGCAGTTGCAGTTGATGCAGAACCACCGTCAAGTGTATCACCATTACCAAATCCACCTACGCGTGTTTTCTTTGTAGTAATTTCATTGCCTGATGAATTTAAAAGCTTAATTATTTCACCGGGTAAAAAGGTTTTATTTGTTCCACCAGTACCATTAGCCGCATCGCCATCACCAGACGTATATTGAACATATAACGTAATAGGATCGCCAGTTGGATCAGATAAAATACCATTTTTTGTAGAATCATTTGCATCAGTACCTACTGCGTTAATTGCTTGAAGTACTGTTGCTTTTACTCCACTTGTTGTACCTTCGATAGTACTACCTTTATAATCTGCAAGATATGATGAAGTTACGTATGCTGTACCGCCTGTTGTAAATGTATCTTCTACCTGAATATAGTCATAGTTTAACTCAATAGAAGGTTTACCACCAACAACACGAGCACCATCGGGGAATGTATATTGACCATGATAATCGATTTGTCTTTGTATGGCGGTTTGCATTTGTGTAAGCTCGCGAGCTTGAACAGCAACTCCTGGTTTAAACAATACTCGATGATAGTTTTTAGTTTCATCGAAATCGTCTAGAGTATACGCACTATTAGGATTTCTATTTACAGTTGTAATTGCCATATCTTATAAGTCTCTTCTTAAAATTCTATAATTAGTTTAACATCTTCAATTTGAGATGTACTTCTTTGAATCGGATCACGATTTTCAAGGAATAACATTTCACCAGATCCAGGAGTAAAGCTACTTGGAGCAGGATTAAATGCAATATCATGAGTAGCTGCAGCCAATGCATAATCAGTTTGTTCTTGACCTGCAATTTTAATTACCATATCAGCATCTTCACCTGTAACATAACCGGTTAAATCATTTTGGAAATAATAAATTCTTCTTTTATCAGCAGCTGTATCTACATTAACTATATATCCTTTAAAGCCAGAGCTAGTGTTTTCAATTACATAATCATTTTGTTGCACAAGCTGTGATAATGTAAGTGCATTATCATCATAAGCACTACCATAGGTTATGTATTTTAGTGTGTTAATAGCACTTGCTGGGTTAGTAGAAATTTGACCACCAACAAGAGGGTTTCGTATAAGTGATACTTGTCTAAAGTCTTGTGTATTAGCAATTTCAGTATCAACAGTACCACTTATTTGAACGTTAATGCCAACATAAAAACCACCTAGCTCGAACACTGGATCACAACCATGACCACCATTTGCATGTGAAGTATTAAATCCAGGGCGTCCTCGAGGTGAAATAATTGGAAGGTATTCAGCATCTGTACCACCGCCACCAGTAATTGAAGCTTGAGCAACACTAAAATCTGCACCAACATTATCAGAAGAACCTCCAGTTGTAGCTGCGCTAACAATAATATCACTGATAAATGCTCCACCAGATATATAATTGGAACTAATCTGACCATCGGTTGAAATCGCACTACCATCGCCTGTAATTGTTAAAGTTGTACCAGAACCATCATTATTATAACCACTACCACCATTAATTAATTTTAGTCTATGTACACCTTGAGCTGAACCAAGTTCGCGAGAAGTTATTTGTGATTGCTGCTGTGAATATTTTGGATCAGTAACAAGGAAATCACCAAAAGTTACAATATCTCCATCAGACAAGGTAACAGTTGCAGATACTGTTATTGTTTTACCACTTACTGCAGTTACTACTGTATCAGCACCAATAGTTCCACCTGTTGCACTAATTACTTGACCTTTCATAATTCTAGGATTTTCGAAATCAATTGTAAATGTTGTTGAACTAGAAACTGATGCTGCAACTGTAGCTTTAGTTTCTTCTGTTAAAGTTTTAACAGGCATATAAGAATTTGTTAGGAACTTTTCTGAATCAGCCGCTAGAATAGTATACATGTATTTCCAATAATAACCATCAGAAGTTGCAGTAATATTTGCATCAACATGAGTTGGTACATCTGATACACCACCTGAAACGGGAGCAATAACACATTTGTAAACTTTAAAATCTGGAGTTAAACAATAAAAAGCTTTATCGTAAATAGCTGGATCAGTTGAATCCCATGCAACAAACTCTGCTCCAGCAACCCAATCATATCTTGGTACAACATGTGATATGTCATTATCAGTTACTAGCTTCATACCAATCATCTGTTGTCGAGCTTCGTTGATTGCATCCAATGTATCAGTGGGGGTAGGTGCATCTGAATCACTTGTATTAGCAGTAGTAGTGCCTCCCCATGGACTAGATTTACCTAATCCAATGTATATGTTACTTCTATCACCTTTTACTTCATCAACAAAAGCTGCAGCATTGAGTGATCTAAAATTTCCCGAAATTATAGCGGCCATGACTTTTTCCTATAGTGTTTTATTCGTAATTGCGTCAGATAAACTAGCTTGTGCGTTTATATTATTTATACTAGTTCCATCAGCAGTTGAGTTGTAAATATCTTCGATTGTAATTTCATCGAAGTTGTGTATTTGATAATTCCCTTGGAATTTCTTTTGTCCTAAAAATGCTGGATTTTCTTTAGCCATATTTTTACCAAATATATTTAAAGTGTTACCCATACCCGTATGATTTGAACAATAATAATATAATAAATTCGGCGCATTTTCTGGAACCTTAAATTCTATATAAGCTCCGTCTGTACCTGGAATTCCAACAGCAGTTATATTAACTGCGTATGCAAGTCCATTAGCATGTATACCATCTAGTCCTCTAGAAAATTCAAACGGATGAGCATTATTACTATTACTTGGATGATCCAACAAAAATCTATATGTTGCTCCTCGAGTTAATGTTAATACCGGCGCCTCAACATTATTAAGCCAGAAAGCATTACCTACAGCATCCCCTGATTTAGCCGCAACTCTTACATTATATTCAGTTATTGGTATATAATTTTTACGCTCAAAATAACTATTTTCTGACAATGTTGCTTGTATTTCAACATCATGATTAGCTGGTATAATTTTTTTGTGCATATAGTCAGGTGCACGTTTTGCAGTATGACTTTCTACTTTAATCGTAGCATCATTTAAATAGCCAAATCCAGGATTAGTAATTGTAAATCCAGTTATTCGTTTAGTTATTGCATCTCTTGTTAAAGTTGCAGTAGCTTGTACGTTTGTTGTTAGAGGTTTACCATCAGCTCCAAAAGCATCAGGAGGAGAAATAGTTACTAATGGTGTAGTGACATATTCCTTTTTATTTAATCCAACTAAATCTAAACCTAAAGATGTTGAATTGAGCTTACCAATTTTACTTGCAACAATTTCATTATCACCAGTAAGACCATCATCTGCATTTTCTTGTGCAAGTGTTTGTATTCCAACAAGAGTTCCGCCTATGGTATAACCAGTACCAACACTAGCAACTGTAAATGTGAATGAACCACCACCACCAACAGCCGAACCAGGTATTGTAATGATTTCGCCTATTTCATAATTACTACCAGTTGTAGTCGAAGTAACACTATAAATATCTCTATTAGAATCTACAACAATTGTTACTACACCACTCGCACCACTGCCAGAAGATCGAGAGCCTCCAGTTGTAACGCCCGTATATGTACCAGGAACTCTTCCCGAATCTGTAGCGATACCGCCAATGTTAAACGAATTATGCCCACCAGCGATAATTACTCTATCAACTTCACCTTTAGAGTTTATTGTAGCAGTTGCAGTTGCTCCTGATCCGGCACCGCTTAAAGTAATAGCAGGTACTGAAGGATAACCATGTCCAGGTTCTGCAATTGATATATCAATTAGTCCGCCATTTTGTGTGACAGACTTCATAGCTAGTTTAGCATCTCTATTTGCTCGAGCAATACCAATAATACCAAAGGTAGAAGCAATTGCTTGAATAAGCAAACCAATATCTTCAATGCCAATATAGCCTGGCTGAACACCTGGCATCGATGAGAACGTTCTTCTAAATGCAGGAGATGCACTATATGCATTTTCGTATACTTGTGTATCAGTACCAATGCCTACAGTCGTATCAGGATTATCATCACCTAATATAGCCCGCACTGCTTCAATAACCATTAATACTTCACCGAAATATTTGAATCCGGCTGCATGTACTAACTTATCAAAAGGCTCTTTCCACTGTGATAAGTTACGAGCAACTTTTACAACATAAGAGAATTTTTGATAAAAATCAGAGTCGTGTACCTTTATACTTTTTTCTGATAAAAATCCTGCAGCAGTACTATAATTACCAGCAAACGCGGGACGATCATAAGTTCTTAAAAAACCCTTTTGATTTCCAGTACCATCTATTTTACCTGGTGCACCAACAGCTAGATAATTATATTCATCATGAGACATATCTATTGCAAATCCATAGTTATGGTTTACAACTGTAGTATCTCCTCTATATTGTTCCTTTTGTTGCCAAACTTCTGTGTCAGTATTAAATTCATAGTGATATATTTTACCATTATCAGTAATAACACCATCATCAAACCCTTGCTCACCAATAATTAAATTATCTCCACTTATTCTAACAATTATTCCGTAAGTGGTATTATCTCTAATAGAAGGAATAACATAGCTTGGCAAAGAATTAATGGCAACCCATGATGATATTCCTACAGCATTTTCACTTCTTTCGAAAATATAAACAGTATGATATGGATTATCACGACTTGTTAAAGCAATACGCGGTGTTCCATTTTCAACATTCGTAATATCAATAGCATATCCAAAAGTTTGGTTCGCTATATCATTACTTGGAGATAATATGTTATCTAATTCGTATTGTCCTGTAATTTCATTTTTTAAGTAAACAACTGCTCTACCAGTTTTTGCAATTGAAGGCGTAGAATAATTTTGGAAAGAAGCTACAAGATATTTTCCTCGCACTACAACAGTTTCACCAAATCCATGGTTTTGAGAAGCTCCTGAATTTAATACATTTGGAGCTGTTATTGTTTGTAATTTATTCCAGGTTGATCCAGTTCTTTTATATAATATAACTGCACCTCTTGGCCCTGATGCAGCATAATCAACATGGCTTATTGCAAGATAATTTTTGTCTAAGGAAATTGATTCATTACCTGCAGCGAAATTTATACCGTCACTTGCGCCAGGTATAATTTTAGTGGTAAATCGCCAAATATTATTTCCGTTTATATCAACCGATCGATCCCAAATTTCAACTGAACCAGTNCCTGCCACGCCATGAGTTGTTTCATCTTCAGGCGCACCTATAGCTAATGTATTACCATTTAGAGATACACATCTACCAAAATGATCTCCAACAAAGTTTACATCGGCATCTGTCGTAGTACTTACAATCTTAGCTTCTTGAGCCCAAGTTTTACCATTGTCTGCTGTAGTAAAAACATATACAGCACCAGAATCAGTGCCATTCGAATCTTCATTCGGTGCACCGACAGCAATTGATTTTCCAGATATAGAAACCGATTTACCAAATAAATCATTATTTGCATTATCACTTGATTCAACTATTTCTGAGAATTTATAGTTAGCAGCAATT